TATATGATTTTCAATAATTGTATAATCAAATACCATAGGCAAAGCGCCGTCTGGTGTCTTTTCAGATTCAGGTCTGAATCCTACATTGCCATATTTGTAAACTATGCTAGCAAACGGACCACTAATCAGTTTAAGTCCTGTAAAGTCCTCTCCAGGTTTCTCTACAAAAACATAATCATCATTGTGTTTTGGATTTGTGGTCTTATGTGTCGGCGGTATCTTCGGTGTGTTCTTCGACTTCTTCAATGTGGTCTCCATACTTAAATTCTTTTGCACAAACAGCGTCTAGCTGTTCTAATATTTCAGGTGTGAAATACTTTTCAGGATTATTATTTATAGTCTTACCAAAAGTCTTAGTACCATCTGGCAACTCAACTCGTGTAGATACTGATTTGAATATGCCATGTTTCAAGGCTAGTTCTAATAGACCATAATATCTATCTAAACCTTTGTCATAAGTTAATCGAACATCAACCATCTTGTTCTCTCTGGTCAATCTTGACTTATGATTCTTACAATGAATAATGTTACCAATGATTTCGGTACCATCTTTTTCTTTGCGTTTAGAAAGATAGACAATGCTACTAGCGGCGTATTTCAATCCTGACCCACCACCCATCTCTTTTTGTGGGAACATACTGCCCACCACATCATAAGTATGGTTTGTTATAATAAGGGGAACGGCTGCTTTCCCTAACTTTAAGGTGAGTACTCGAAAGGCGGCTTTTACAATTTGTGCCCTTGTCATATCTTTTGTTTCTTTACCTGCTTGTGTATCTTCCATCTCTTTCGTAGTCGATAACATACCTAGAGAATCTAACACAAGTAGTATTGGTTTTCTTTCTGACTTCTTTTGTTCAATGTATTTGTCTAATACAGTAATTGCTTGATGTCTGAATTCTTGCACAGTTGTAACTGGCATAACGACCATACGGCTACTGTCGATATCTCGTTCTTCAATCAAGTCTTTTGTAATTGCTGACTCACTCTCAAAGAATATTACACCGCCGTCTGGATTCTGGTCGAGAAAGTTCTTACACATGCCAAGTACAAAGAATGTTTTACCCGTTGCACTTTCGCCGGCGATTGCAGTAATCTTGTTTGATGGTAGACCTCTGTGAATACTACCACCTAGTAACGCATTAAAAATATACGAACCTGTATCAATAAAATCGTTCACATCGCCTGTTGAACCATCTGATACTAGACTTGCATATTCGTTACCTGTTTCTTTAATTATATCTTTTAAAAAATCACTCATGTTCTTAACTCCACTTTGTATTCATGTTTGTGTTTTGGGCTATCGTTTCTTCTTTTGTATCTTACTGCCCAATCTGATTCTCTTGCAAACCCGCCAGGAAACTTATCACTAGATAGTTCGTGAAAGTCCCATTCAGCATCTGGTTCTGTTTTTAGTCGTCTGTGTATGATTAACATAGTTGTATTATACTCTTTTTAGTCAGGTTTGTCAAGCTCTTTCTTCACTCTTTCCAGAAGTTCTAAAACCCTAGTTCTATATCCGAAACCAAGCATTGATGCTTTTTGTCCATCTTTATATGGCGGTTCTTTATTCCAATCTGTATATTGTTTAGATGTTAAATCAATTAATTTGCCAGCATTGTCAACTGCCCACCAATGCCATATATCTTGTTGGTCTTGAGCTCGATAAAGCTTTAGTTCTTTTGTTGTAAAAACTTTCTGTAAACAAGCCGCTGCCGTATGGCAATGACCGAACATAGGATTAACAGAATTGCGTTGACGCCATTTAACAGGAATCAAATCTGGTGTCAGATTCTTTACAATCAAATCAGAAACTAGTTTTAAGTTTTGTTCGTTATATTCTATCATCTGATAATATCTATATTACTATCTGGCGTCCATACTTCTAAATCGTTTCTTAATCTATCTTGCTCTTTAAGTTTGTTGTACCTTTTAGTGGCATTTTTTCTCCACCATTCTATTAACTCAGCACTATAATATCTATCAAAGTTTGGCGCTTTAACTATTTCATTTGTTTTACCATTAACAATATCTATGTAGTTCTCAATGCCATAATTAGAAACATAATATCTTTTTCGTTCAGTCAACTTTTTGGCATTTGTGATTGTGGTTTTAAATTTATCTAAATCATCACCATCTAAAGTCTTTTTTATCATACCAATGATAGCATTTATTATCTTTAGTTTTCTACTTGAAGCATCTGGTTTAATAAACACGCCAATTTTATCTTCAACATAGTTCAATAAATCTTTAAATGGTTTGCCATGTATCATAGGAATAAAATCACTATCAGTCAGTCCTCTGTTTCTTAACATGGGTTTCATGCCATCATATTGACTTGCGGCTTTAGAACTGCCATACAAACTAGTGGTTTCAAACATACACAAATTCATGCCATATTTTTTATTTAGTTTTTCTCTGACTTCGTGTGAACAACACAAAGCTGCCAGTAATTTACCACCAAGATAATTATAACCAAATGGTTGTGTTGGTACAATAACGAAGCCCATGATAGCAGTCTTGTTGAAATTAACTAACTCTGGAACATTACCCAGCAGCTGGTTTCTAGGTTTCATATTGATAACTGGAGAACCAAATCTCATAAAACCAACAAACTTATTTGTTTTCTTTTCTTTGACGGCCAACTTTAATGCCTTGCCTGGAATACTCACCATATTGCTATGACTTGAAATCATATTGATACAAGTATCCCATGTATGATTATCTAGTTCAAGGACTTCTAAGTCCATATCTTCTGGCGACATAGTGAAATCATCAAACATATCAGCATCAAAGCCCATGCCTGGGAGTGATTGTGGTATAGAATCAATCTGTGCCATTTTCTGGTCACGCATGTATTCATCTATACGAGTGAACTGGTCAAAATAATTTGAAAATGTGTCGGCACAATATTGTGCTTGTTCTCTACTCAATGTCTGCATTTCTATTCCTTAAAACAATTGACTGATACCATTTCATTAACCATATCGCCTTTTGTGGGTGATGCTCGGGGTCTGGTAGTTCGTCTTTAAAATACTTCATAAAATCTTTTAGCTCTTCGTCTGTCATTAGAAAAAATCATCTAGTGTTGATTGTCGTTCAAAACTCCAGTCGATTGCATTGACAATAAATCTTAGTGGGTCTAAGAAAGACTTTTCAAATTGTGTGTCATAATCAATATATCTGTGCAAGTCAAATTCTTTTGGCAAAGTGCCGACAAAAGATATAATGTTTTCTCTCAACGGATTAGGTTCTTTCAATTGAACAAACTTAATCTTATCGCCATCATTGATTGATTCATACTTCTTTAACTTGTGTTTCTTCAATAGATTGTTATACAATAAAGCACCACGAACATGCATCGGTGTACCTTTCTGATAGATGTCAGTTGTTGAAGAATACTTTCTTAGATTATTACAAGAACGAGGATAAGCAATTGCTTCTGGCGACAACTTCTTAAACTCTTTTCTGAAATCATCTATAAACTGAATCAAACTAGATTCGTCTTGATTCATTATCACACTCAACGCCTCTTTAATCTTCACACGACATGGGGCAGGTGTAGAACTTTTGACTGCTTCGATGCCCATGATTTTTAGTTTAGGCTGTTTCAGTTCAACGCCTTCATCATTGTAAACATTTAAGATGTATCGTTTCTTTGCAGTCCAGATGCCTTTGTTTGCAATCACTTCTCGTTTCATAATCATCTTTTGCTCATATGCATGTACATATTTAGCAAGTTTGTCAAACGACTTATCAATCTGTGGCTGTATTGTTTCATTGCAAAACTTATCCATCACTTTCACAATCTTTCTTGTGTCGGACTTGTCTTTGAATATTGCGTTTACAACTTCACCAAGTCGAATGTAAATGGAGTCTGTGTCAGAGGCAATAACATATGTTACATTCTTTGTCTTTAACAACTTGTTTAGAAACTCATTCACATCTCTTTCAATCCAGCGAATTGTCAACTGGCCTGCCATTGTAATACCTTCTGCATGTCGAACATCAAAGTATCGAAAATACTGATTGCCGATTGCACCGTAAGCACTATTCAATGAAAGTTTTCTTGCAAGTTGAATGTTGTGATTCTTTGCAATCTCAAACTCATACTTCTTATCGCCAGTTTGTTGAAACATCTTTTGTGCTTCAATCATTTTCTTTTTATAGACAACTCGTTCTTGATATAGAGTATCCATTATCTCGGGCAGAAAACCTCGTTTGTCAGTTCTAAACTGAGCGCCATTTGGCGTTATAGTTCGATTGTCAAGGTCAGATAAATCAGTCTTTTGATTTAACATGTTTTCAACATTCACACGATTAGGTTCAAACCCGACCATTGTTTCAGGCGAGATATTGTATTGCATAATCAAATGTGGATATAGACTGTTCAAATCAAAACTACAAACCCAATCGTGAAAACCAACAACAGGGTCCTTTACATAGGCGCCTTCATAACCACCAGATGTTTTAGATTCTTGTATGGCAGGTGGCACAATATTCTTTGAACGCAAGTGATGATAGATAATACAATCCCATATTCTTACTTGACCAAACACATCTTGATAGTTGACTTTTGCTTCATAAGCCATAGTCAGAAACAAAGCAATGAGTTGCATCTTATCTTCTAACTTGTCAACGAGTTCAACATCTTGTATATTGTATTCTACAAATCGTTGATAGTCGTTCTGATAAAACTCTTTGAAAGTATCATACGGATTCTCTAACTTGTTTTGACCAAGTTCAACTTCGCCAATATAATCAAGTTTATAACTCTCTCGTCTAACGAATGTAAACTTACGATACAAGTCAAGGTAA